GTAAAATTCATACAAGCCTCATTATATCGTCAACAGTGTTTTTAATTAAATGGTTTAGTGTTACAAACTCTTGTGCATCATCTATCTGTTTCTTTCTGACACCTTTAAACTTCTGCATATAATCTACCAACTCATCATCATTGGTATAAGTAAATCCAAATTCTTTTAATACTTTTGCGCCTGCAATCTCTCTTGATGCCCATGGTGTTCTATTCAACATAGATTCCAATAACACAAGACCAAACCCTTCTTTGTGTGAGTGCATAATATATAGATCGGCTTCACTGAGTGCAGATAATACTTCATTTCTATCTTCAATCATTAATGCCTTAACATTATCAGTATCATTAGGTTTGATTTGATGTCTATTATCATAACCCGTTAATACTAATGTTACATCTTTTCTATCTACTTTACCAAATGCTTCTACTAACTCATTCATTGCTTTGTTGGGCCAGTATCCACCACATGATAGAAACATATACTTAGTAGTGATTCCATACTTCTCACGAAAACCTTTTTGTCCTACTGATACTTTATCATCTATGCCATGTCTAATCTGAACTGCTTTTCTCATTACAGATTTACGTTTAACATACTCCCAATCTTCTTGTGTTGAACAACCAAGATACTTAACATTTTGAATTGCCCTTTGATATACATTACTTTCAGATGGAACAATAATCATAAACACAATTGGTGATGGTATCTTATTACAATTATTCAATACAAAATCTTGTAATCCAACATCACCGCCATGAACAACAATCAAGTCCCACTTCTCTAACAATATAGATGCTTCATTAGATACACGAATGCCATTTAAATCACCTTGATGTTCACCTGCAAATACTGCAACTTCATGTCCACGACTTAATGTTTCATCTGCCATGTCACGAACATAGTTTTCAGAACCACCAGGGTATGGTGCATATCTGTGAACAACATATAAAATCTTACTCATACTGTGCCTCTATCTCTCTACGCCATTCTGTTCTATCATATTGATGAACAATACAGAATTCTTTACCTGTGCTAGTTAAAACTTTACCGTTCTCAAATTTAGGACTTGGTTCTAATAGTTTAGGTCTAAATTCATCAATCTTTGATGGGTCTGCAGTAGTACCTAATTGACATGCCCATCCATCTTCAGATTTCATATAACGACTATATGAATTATCTTTGTATGGTAATTGTGATATCATAAAATTGAATGTTGATTGGTCACAAATAGGAATAGGGCGATTGATTGCGGCAGTAAAGATATTGATTGCAAGTGATTTCATTGCTTCATGTCTACCACCCAATACACCTACATTATAGATTTCATTATCTCTAAACTTCTCATGGATATATGGACCATAAGTTTCTAGTAGATTGTTATCACCCCAAGGTTCATCTTTATATAAAATACTTTCAGATGCAAACAATAGATGTTGGCGTTGACCTAATTGTTGATCTAAGAACTTTGATGGATTGGTTTGAAATATAACATCTTTTACATCGGTAGTAATTACATACCGATATTCATGTGTAGATAGATGTTCGTAGATGTGTAAGAATCGTTCTACATGAACAGGTAATTTTGATTGGTAAACTAGATTACCATCTTTATCTTGATTGAATCCTATGATGTTTACACCGCAACTTGCAACTTGATATGCAGTTTTTGAATCACAATTCATTAAGATAAGGGCAATATCGCCTTCAAATCCTGATCGTCTAATTGAAAGAACCCAATATTTAATTGTGTCCCACTTGTAATTGGTACTGCATCCTATAATCAAATCTTTCATTATAATCTCCTTCAATATTATATAGTTTTACTTATCCTCTTGTTAGAGTAAGTATTTTTTGTATTTGTGTTTCTAATGCAACTTTACGATTAGGCCATTTAATAATTGGTTGATCTGCAGTCTTTAACAATTTAGTTAAGAATGGCAATACTAACTTCTCTACTTCTGCTAATCTTTCTTTATACTCTTCAACTGTATCATCTTTTTCAGCAATTATAGCATTATATTCTTCTTCATCTGTTGCAGTGAATCCAAAATCGTCATCACCATATTCCTGCATAATTTTATTTATATCATATTTGACTGTCATTACTTACTCCAATTCTTTGCGGCAGTAAAGTTGTCATGTGAGAATTCTAATCTATCAATTAGTTTAACTGCACCACCTTTAAGTTTATCTACTGCAACAAAACCTTCAGGATTGGATATCTTGAATCCATCATCGGTACGAATAAATGTACCTGCAACTTGTTTAATCTCTCTTAACTTACGAACAATCATATTCTTTGCATCAACTAGTTTGTTCTGTAAATCAAATATTAATTTTAATTGTGCAGTATTGGAACGATAGAATCTAAGAATTTCATTCTTCTCTGCAATCTTTCTTGTTTTAGTCTTTTCTAATTTTGCGGCAAGAATTTCTTTATTCTGTCTATCTTCTACCCATTTAATTAAATCTCTAGTATGTTGTGTTGTGTTTTTTATTTCTTGACCTTCACGAACTTTAGTATTATTAAATGTTTTGATTTGCATTAAGAATGTTTCACTGGTAGATATTCTATTCAATGTCAATGAATTAATTTGACTGAGTATTCTTTGTGCTTCAGATATATGTCCTGCTAATTCTAATGATTCTTGTTTAGTAAATGTTGCAGTACCAGAAGCATCAATGAAAGATGCATCACGATACCAAACATCTTTAGATGCCTTTAAGTTACCAATATCAATATTGAAAGATGATTTCATATCTGCTAGTGTATTACCACCAGAATATGCAGTATGAAATACAATACCCATCTGTGATGCAAGAACTGTCTTTGCTAATTTAGAATCTTCAGGTATTGCATAGACTAAAGTATTAGGTTGAAATGTAATATACTTTTTACCATTGATAGTTTCTTTTTTGATATCATCTTTGGTAAACATCATATCACCTTGAAGAATACCATCAATGTTTAATTTCTTGAGGTATTTCAATGCAATCTTTAATTTTATATTGAGACCTTCACCCGGATGATTTTTATCTATATCTGCATTTGTATAGTTTAGTTTAGGATTGTTTGCGAATACACCTTTAGTACCAACAAAGAACTTATTGTTTTCTGGATTGACACCACAGATGATTGCGGGTGCACCATCCCATTTAGTAGTTACATTCACTTTACTTTCTGAACTACTAGCAAGCATATCTTTAAGAGAACGAAGAAAGTTAATGGCTGCTTTAGAACCAGCAACACCATTATTTAATACTTCATCTTCTAAATGTTCTAGGTGAACATTTTTACCTTCTTTTGATTCGTTTATAAATTCTATGAATTTCATTTTATCTATTCTAATTTTAAAAATGGACCGGATAAATCGGAAGATGATGATGCATAAGAAATAGCTTCTGTTACAAATTTATCTTGTGCTTTTTTACTTATAATTATATCTATTAATTGACATCCTAAAAATTTACTAAAGCACCAAGAAACACCTTTATCATTACATTCTTTAATAAATTCTTTAATTGAAAGTTTGTTGTCTTTAGAATATTTTTTATAATTTGCATAAAAAATATCATATATTTTCATATCTGTTTTTTCTAAACCTGAGCGCAATACTTTAACATCCATTAACTCAGGTAATTTTAATTTTCTCAATATACCTTGAATTGGTCCATATGATAATTTACCTTGATTTGCATTTTTACCTTTTATCTCACCTTGAAATGTTTCTGGGAAAGTTCTAAATTGTATTTTTCCATCTACTGTAAAATATATATATACATCTTTTCCACCAAAGAAACCTTGAGTGCCTGTAGTATAACTTTCAAATTTTATGACTTTCTTTTTATTATCAACATTATAATATGAAAGATGAGATGAACCTTTCATCATCTTCAACGAAACACCAATAATATCCTTTGATTTTATATTATCCAACATTATATTATTCAGTTCTACAATATTTTTAGACTTAGTAACATCAACTTTTTCACCTTTTGAAGAAACCATATAGATATCAGCTGGACTCCATTTGTTTAAATTTGTAAAAGCCTTTTCTTCTCTATTTAATTTTTTCCAATGATCTTCTAAAGTATTAACCCATTTAGATCCTCGATGAAAGGTATATTTTTTACTTTTAAAATTTTTAAACAATTCTTCTGCACCAAATATAGAAGAAATTCTCCAATCTTCTGTTAATTTAGTTTCAATGTTGGAAAGAGTTTCATTAGTATCAGATTGTTTAAAAGCTTTTTCAATATCAGCTTTACTATAACTTTTTGACCCTGCCCATTTTGCTTGAGCATACACTGCTTGAGCAGATTCTCCTACTTTAGTAACATCAGCACCAGCACCAGAACCACCTCCACCACCAAATTCTTTGTTTTTCTTTAAATCTCTTAACTTATATGTTGCAACAAGTTTTTTACCTTTAGAAACAATAAGTATTGTTCCCGTTAAATCTTTCTTACCTTGAATTTTTTTAATTAATTGATTGTCAATATCAAATACAACTTTATTACCATCATTCAATTCAAAAGGTTCTCCATTTGCCATTTTAGAAACAAAAAGTTCTCTTCTAGAATCATATTTGTATAATTCGGATTGAGATAAAGATGACATTTAAATACTCCAGTGTTTTAGAGTATTTATAATAACATTATTACCTTATAATGTCAATATCTTTCTTGCTTGTCCACACTTCAATCTCAGTTCGTATTCTAGACTCTTGTTTTAGAGTGTTGAAACGATTAGTTGCTTTCTTTTTCCACCATTCTACTATGTTCTTCATGTGATGTTTCTCATAATTCTCATCATATTCATACTTATCAGTCTTACCTAAGACTATATCTTTGTAATTCTTAATACCATAGTTACAGTAATAATATCGTTTCTTCTCAGTCAATAACTTGGCTTTATCTATAGTATTCATAAACGATTCATAAGACTCTTTATGACCTTTTAATGATGCTTTAGTCATTGCAAGTATAGTAGAACTTATTTTCAACTTTCTACTTGATGCATCTTCTGGAACAAAAGGACCTTTATTAATCTCTTCAATATAATTTTTCAAATCTTCATACGGTTTACCATTCATCATAGGCAAAAAATCAGACTCAGTTATACCACCAAATCTAAGATAAGGTTTCATACCATCATATTGTGAAACAGATTTAGTTGTTCCATATAAACTAGTAGTCTCAAATAAACAAGTATTCATATTGTATTTCTTGTTCATTATATCACGAATCTCATGTGAACAGCAAATTGCCGCCAATAGTTTGCCACCTAAATAATTATACCCAAATGGTTGTGCAGGTACAATAACAAATCCCATTGCAGATGCTTTATTAAATGATTTAGTGGTTGATGTTTCATTAGTAATTACACATTCCAATAAATTATTACGTGGTTTCATCATTATAGTTGGTGAACCAATTCGTATAAATCCTACCCATTTACCAGATTTCTTTTCTTTAACTGCCAATCTAACATTTCTACCTGGACTTGTATTGTTAATGTGTGATGAAATAATGTTAAGATAATTTTGCCATATATCTGCAGATAATTCTACTATCTGAAATTCCATATCTTCTGGTGCCATACTAAAATCAGAAAACAAATCTTCTTCAATTCCACAACCAGGTAAACTAGTAGGTAGTTCCATCAAAGAATTTAATTTTTGATCTCGCATGTATTCATCAATTCGATTGAAATTACCAAAGTAATCTTCATATACTTTAGCAACATGTAATGCCTGTTCATGATTTAATATCATACTTTAAGTCCACCAAATCTCTGCTTAAAATTATGTCTTGAATTAGAATCAAACTTATTAACTGGTGGATCATCTTGACCAGAATCAGATAGTTGTTGTGCATTAGATTCAACATCATATAGTCTCATCTTTGCTTTATCTACACCAACAACAAACTTCTTATTAGCACCTGGATCACCATAACGATTCTTCAATTGCTTTACCATAATCTGATTCAACTGTTCTAACTCTTCAGTTGATATCAATGCAAACATAAAGTCTGCAGTTGCAGGTAAACCAAAACTCTCACTTGTATCAGTCAAATCTACATCACTATTACTGAAACCACTTCTTGTTGTTTGTGTTGCAGATACAATAGGCACATTAAACTCTACTGCAAGTCCTCTTAACTCTTCTGCAATAGCTTTAATATACGTATAAGAATTAACAGATGAACCCATCTTCATTCTTGATGAACAACAGATATTCAAATAATCAATAAAGATAATATCTGGAAAGAAACTCTTCTTCAATCTCAACTCATTCAATAAAGACCTAAAGTGTCCAGCATGTGCAGATGCAGTTGGATATTCTTTAATGATTAACTTACCTTGAGTCTTGTTTCTCAATACAGAAAACTTTCTTTCATAATCATCTTTAGAGATTACATGCAATTCATCCATTGTTACATTCAATAGATTAGCATCAATTCGTTCTGCAATCTTTTCTTCTGCCATTTCCATTGTAATATACAAAACATTATTACCTTGAGATATACATGCAGAGGACATATGACACATAAACAAAGATTTACCTACACCAGTACCAGCAAGTGCAATGTTCAATGTCTTTTGTGGCAAACCACCTTTAGTAATCTTATTGAAATATTCAAGATCAAACTTAATCTTTTGTTCTTTACGATGATAGAAATCAAATCGTGAATCAGCATCATTGATATAATCATGACCAACATGTGAATCAAACGATACACCTAGTGCATTGGATAATAACTCAGGTATTTGTCCTTTACTTAATGTTTTAGATTTGTTATCAAGAATCTGGACTGATTCCATGATTGCATTATAGATTGCTTTATCTTGGCAAAACTTTTCAGTTTGTTCAATCAACCAATCTGTAGGTGTTATTTCTTCTTTTGATTGTTGAATATCATTAAGAAGTTCTAGTGCAGATTTAACTTGTTCTTCAGTAAGTGTTTTCTTTTCAGTAAAGTTAATTACTAGTGCTTCATAGGTAGGAAGATTCTTATACTTGTTTACATATTCATATATCTCTGTGAATACATTCTTTTCATTGTTATCTGAGAAATAGTCATGGAATATAAATGGTAATACTTTTCTTGTATAGTCCTCGTTATAAACTAAATTCTTCAGTATTGTTTGTTCTAGTCTGTTCATTCGTTTCCAATAGTTCTGTTAGTATGTCACCCATAATTATAACAAAATTCTGATCATTACGCAAGGTTTCTTCGTCATGATTACCAGAATATTCTATACCATAGGTAAACTTTAATCTTGCGAAAGTACCTTCTTCTACAACTTGTGCCGTTTTATAATAATAAATCACTCCCCGATATACACCCTTTAACAGATGTATACCAGTGAGATCAGAATCGGGAAAGTTATAGAGTTGGTAATCAATACCTTCTTTAGGCTTCTTCGGTTTTTTCCAGAACAGGAGTCGGTCCCATAATGTTGCCATATGCAATCCCATATTTTTGTTTTACAAATTCTCTGAATTTTTTATGAGATAAAATATCATCCCAAAACTCTGCATTTTGTGTTGCTGCCAATCTATGTTTATCACCAACTTCACCAGTTTCATGATTGACTTTTGCATACCAACCATTAGAAGGTTTAGTTACGTGACCACTTTCAAGTGCAATATCAAGCAGACCAGACCAACGACTGATACCACCATCAAAAGATACATTAATGGGAATTTTAGATTTTTCTTTGACATATCTACTTTTCTCTACGTTAATAATAAAATTGTACCCAATTACTTCAGTGCCTTCTTTTTCTTGCTGACGACCAATGATGTATATATTGTCTGCAGAATAATAAGAACCTGTACCACCACCAACAATATCTTTAGGAAACAAACCAATCTCTTTGTAAGTATGATTAACAACAACCATTGGAATATCTTTGAGATTTAAATGTGGTGTGACCATACGAAACAAACTCTTAACTTGTTTTGCACGACTCATATCTGCAACTGATTTACCTTCAAGTGCATCTTCAACTTCTTTCTTTGATGCAAGATTACCAATCGAATCTAATATGATGATTAGTTTATCACCACGATTTACATCTTGTAACTGTTGCATAATATCAAACTTCAATTGTTCAATATCAGTTAAAGGTGTATGTAATACTCTTGATTGATCAATCTCAAATGTTTCAAAGTATTTAATTGGAGTACCAAACTCTGAATCATAGAACAACAATACTGCTTCTGGATACTTATCCATGTATGCTTTTGCCATCAATAGACTAAATGCAGTCTTAAAATGTTTTGATGGACCTGCCCACATAGTAAGACCAGGAATTAAACCACCATCAAGTGAACCAGATAATGCTACATTAATCATTGGTACTTGTGTTGGTACAAAATCTTTTTCTGTAAAGAATTTTGATTTATCTAGAATGGCACTTTCTTTAATGGTACTATTCTTTTTTAATTTATCAAGTAAACTCATATCATCCTCATTTATAAAAAGAAACTTTCAAGTGAATTTGTTTTTTCTGCTTCCCAATTAAGACAATTCAAAATAATCTTAACGGGTTCTAGGTATGCCTTCTCAAATTGTGTATCATAATCTATGTAGTTCTCTAACTTAAATTCAGAAGGTAATCTTGATGGGTAAGATATAACACTTTCTTTAAATGGATTAGGTTGTTTAAGATAGGTAAACTTTATCTTTTCACCTTCTTGTATTAATGGATACTTCTTTGTTAAACCCAATCTCTCTAGATTATGATTATAGATTATTGCACCTTTAACATGGATTGGTGTACCTTTCTTATACAGTATAGTCTTATCAGAATATTCTTTAAGACCATTCATGCCTCTTGGAAAAGATATCTCTTCAGGTGGTAATGATTTGAAATCTTTTCTAAATTGAGCAATGAAATCTTGCACATCTGATTCAGTACCATTAATCATTAGTTTAATAGTATCAGACATTTTACCACGGATAGATTGAGGTGTTGAAGATTTAACCATTTCAAGTCCCATAACTTTCATGTGAGGTTCATTATACTGAACACCCTCATTGTTATAGACATTCATAATATATCTTTTCTTTGCAGTCCAAATACCTTTGTTTGCAAGTGCTTCACGTTTCATTTGCATTTTTTGTTCGAAGGCGTGGACATAATCAGCAAGCTCTTTATAACTTTCATCAATAAAAGGTTGTATCTTATCTTCACAGACACGGTCCATGAAGGCAATGACATTCTTAATATCACTTGTTTCAGGATGCACTTTCTTAACAAGCTCACTAAGACGGAGATATATCGAATCTGTATCCGAAGCAATAACATAATCTTTATCCGTTTTCAAAAGTTTATTCATGTATTGATTTAATTTGTTTTCAATCCATCGAATACTTAGTTGACCGGCAGATGTAACTCCTAACGCCATCCGTAGGTCATAAAAACGAAAATACTGACTTCCCAAAGCACCATATGCTGAATTGAGACCAACTTTCTTAGCCAATTGTAGATTATTATATCTTGCAATTCGTTTTTCAATTTCGTATTTTTTAGATTCATCTTTTTCATTCTCATAATCTTGTTGTGCCTTCAACATCATATTCTTAAACTTCTTTCTATCCTCATACATATCTTGCAACATGTTGGGTAAGAAACCACGAATCTTTGTGTTAAAGAATTGACCATTAGGTGTTAATGTTGCACCTTCAATACCAGTCAAATCAATTTCTTTGTTCAACATCTTATCAACAGTTACACCTTTAGATATAACATCTCGCATCTCTAATGTATAATTTTTAGGATCAATAACTGTTTCAGGTGATATATTGTATTGCATCATCAAATGTGGATAAAGTGAATTCAAGTCAAATGATGCAACCCACTCATGCATACCAACTTGTGGGTCTTTAACATATGCACCTTCAAATCTTTTATCTTTACTTGTATGCAAATTAGGTGGAACAATAATATCTCTATTCAATAGATAACCATATGTCATTGCATCCCACATACGGGTCTGTGCAAAGATATCACTATAATTTGTTTTAGTATCATATGCAATAGTAAGACCCAATTCAATTAACTTTAATTTATCTTCTAGTTTAAGAATCAAATCAACGTCTTTGATGTTATACTCAATAAATTTTTGATAGTTTAGGCGATATAGTTGATGTAGATTTTCAAATTCATCATATGATATCTTACCTTCACCCAATTCAACTTGTGCAATATTATCTAAACGATATGACTCTTGTGATTTACCACCAGGTGCATACCATCTATACAATTCGATATAATCTAATGTTGCAACACCACTGATATCATATGCAACATTCGTTTTGTTCATTGCATATACTTCTCGCTCATTAATCATATACCATGGTGATAGTTTTCTATCAGAATCTTCACCAAGTATTTTTCTAAATCTATTAACAAGATATGGGATATCAAAGAATTTAATGTTCCAACCAGTTATAACATCAGGGCAGTTTGCTTGCCAATCTTCAAGAAATGTTTTACATAAAGTGTATTCGTCACGACACTTAATATATTTTACATTCTCATCATTATTGATGTAATCACCACAACCATATACTTTACTTTCACCACCAATGTATTTAATACAAATTGCAGTGATAGGTTCAGATGCAATATATGGATCAGGAAATCCATTCTCTGATCCAACTTCAATATCAATAATTGCAACTTTTACTTTATCTTGATCCCATTCAATATCACCTTTGAAATTTTCTGCAATGAAAGCATATTCAAATCGTGAGTTACCATATACTTTGAAATTTTCTACTTGTTCGTAATTCTTAATGAAATCACGAGCATCTTTCATTGTCTCAAATTTTAAAGGTTCAAGTGTCTCACCGTTGAGTGATTTAAATTTAGTTTGTTTATTAGATTGTAAAAACAAAGTAGGAGTGTATGCTACTTTGAGACATACACTCCTACCATTCTTTACACCACGATACAGGATGTTGTTGCCAACAGCCAATACACTAGTATAAAAATCTGCCATTATAATTTAAGAATACTTGGATCTGCGATTTGAATTCCTGAACCAAAATATTTGTTATATGCATTTAATATTTCAATTGATGGCGTGAGAACAGCGATATAGTTATCATTATTGATTGTGATACCTGTATCAAATTCTTCTGCGTAAAGTAGATATGGTGAGAACCCAATCATACTTTCACCCGTAGGAGAATTCTGCATAACAATTGCAGCTGGTTTTGTTACTTTAGAATAACCCATGCCAACTTCAGTTTCAGCAATTAGAGTTATTCCATTTTTTAATGCGATAATTTTAATCATATACTTGTACCTTATAAGAAGGATCCAATACTGCTAATGTGACCCATTTTTTTGGAAACAACATCTCACGACCACGAAAATCGTTCATGCTGTA